TCGCTGTCGTATATAATTTCACCGTCCAAAGGGACAAATGCTAGTCTATCAGCAGTAGGGCCGCGCCTTAATAAGATACTTCCGGTTGGATTAGTCATGTTATAATATCAGTAGGTCCGTATGTTTTTTTTGGGTCGTAAGTAGCTGTTCCTTTGTAAGGAATATACCCGCCGTCTATACTAACAGAACCTGGAGCTTTAAAGGAGCCGCCGTCTATACTAGCTACAACCAAATTAGGTGAAGAACTGACTAAAGGCCCAGCATCAGTTGGGGGGACATTGAAGATATTATCGGAGTCGAATGGGGCTCCGGCCCTAAGTTTGTAAGTCATATCGTATTTATTACGAATATGACCTACAAAGTTTTGATATTAAATTAACGCAATTCCACTAGTAGTTTCTAGGAATTGTTTGGCGAATTGCTCGTCTGTTGGTTCTGCTACGGTAACTGTGCTTTTAGAAAGTTTTACATGTTTGTCAGGACTAACTGTAAACAAATAAGGCATTAAACCGGGACCTTTTGGACCCATGCCAATTACTTGTGGGTGTGACAACACATAATAAACTGCACTGTCTTCTACTAGTTTGGCAACAATTTCTTCGCCGCTTGTTAGTTTTAGTGTAACTACTTCACCTTCCGTGAAACCTTTTGAAATAAACATATTATACCTTTTCGAAATGTCGTTTGAGTTCTGTAAACCCGCCTATATAATTATCGTCTAAAAATATCTGCGGTAAAGTTCTGGCTGTGGGTACTGCTTCTAATAGCTGTTCTTTTGTCCATTCTGTTTGAACATTTCTTTCTTCGTATTCAATACCTTTCATTTCTAGTAAGGCTTTGGCCTGCACACAAAACGGGCATTGATTTTTACTCCATACTATTGCTTTCATATTTGTTTCCTTCACTTATTATAGTGCAGGTAATGCGTCATAGTCAATGGCATCGGACATTACTCCAATAACATAATTAGTCGATTCGCTTTCCTGTAATGCTGTTTGTTTCTTACTAGTGTCAACGTGTTTGTTGAACCAAGGGATAGGAGTTGACTTTGGAGCAGGATTATTATATTTGATGCCAATTTCTTTTAGGGCGGCCACTGCTGTAAAGTCCACGAAGTCTCGTAGAATATTAGCGTTAAGGCCAATAACAGGACCCATCTTAAACAAATAAGTTGCCCAATCTTTTTCTTCACGGATAACATCCATGTATAATGCATAAACTTCTTGTTCACATTCTTGTTTAGCTTCAGCAAACCTTGGATCTTCCTTAACCACTTGATTGATCAAGTAGGCAGTCCAACCTTTGTGCAATAATTCATCTTGTAGAATCAAACTGATAATATTACCGTTACCGATAAAGATCTTGTTCTCTACCATTGCTAGACTGGTAGCGAAGCTGACCATAAAGCGGAACGCTTCTAATGCGTATGATGCATGAAGTGCCATATAGATTGCACGAACATGTTCTTTCTCAGTAACTGATTCACCGAGTTGTTTACGACAGTTGATTTGATGTAGTGCTTCGTAGTAGTTACCTACGCTCGATGCCATATCAACAATCTCTTTAGTGTCGTGGATAGTGTTAAACACATCCTTTGGCACATTGTAGATGTTACGGATAATGTGACTATAACTCTTGCTATGAATGTTAGTTTCAAAGAATGTCCAGTTATAGACTAGTGCTTCTAGTTCTGGTAAACTAATAACAGGCATGAAGATTTGACTTGGGCCTCGGCCTTGTAAACTGTCTAAGGCTGTTTGACGTAGTAGATTACTGGTGAAGATATGTTTAACTGCATCGCTTGCATCTTTAAAGTCGTTGGCATCTTTGCTCAAACTAATCTCTTCTGGTTGCCAAAAGAAACCACGTGCTGTTGCTTCAAAGTCTGCAATCTTTTTATATTTAACTTCTTCAAAACGTTGGATAGTAACAGGACCAGCCGGGTCTAGAAACATCTTACGATTGAGATAATCTGTCTTTGTGTTTAAATTATACTGTTGTTTACTCATTAATATTTTCCTGATGCAAGAACTATCTTGCAAATATGTTCTAATCGTTCTATATGTTCGTATGCTCGCCACGGGCTTGTATCAATAGCAACTACACCGTGACCTTTAATGCCTACAATGTCATAGGAAATATTGCCATTTCGATCTAACTGCAAATTCTTATGACATTCATCTGCAAGCTCTTGACTAATAGGAGGGACATCACCAACATTGGGTGCGACCTTAGTGTAACGGTTAAGCTCTGGAAAAGCATCGCTAATAGTACTAAGGTCAATCCCGGCATGCATTGCGGCAATACAATAAGTAGGATGAACGTGAACAACTACACGCACTTCTCCGCTATGCTGTCCCATTTCTTTTTGTAGACCAAAGTGTAAAGGAATCTCTCCACTAGGCTTTAGATTGGCGCTTATGTCAGTATACTCTAATTCTTCATAATTATAATTAAAAGCACCTGTGCCTACACCACTATTAATCGTTCTCCAAATTTTAATCTTCTTAAACTGATCAGGTTGCAGAGTTTGCTTACGTACACCACTAGGTGTAATATAAAAATGGTCACGGTCGTGATGACGAATACTTACGTTGCCATCACGACTAGTAATCCAGTTACGCTTGTAAGCGTCTACCATTATGTCACAGATAGTTTCTAACATTATAACTTACATGCCTCGCAGTCATCTTCTAACTCTTCAAAATGGAATCCGTTAACTTGCACTCCATTTACCTGAGTCATCTCTGGTGCTATTTCTTCGATTTGTTTACTTCCAGCTTTGTTAATCAAACTATAGTAGAATGTTTTTAATCCCCATAGTTGAGCTTGCATTAAATTCTTAGCAATCAAAGTAGTTGGTACCTTACGATCTGCAAAGTGTGCTGGGTTGTAGAATGTATTAGTACTAATCGATTGATCAACATAGGCGGCAATAACACTGGCAGTCTTCAAATAACCATCGCAGTTTTTCTGTTCCCACATGAGTTGATATTTGTTCTTTAATTTGGTATATTCAGGAACAACTTGTGTAAACGACCCTGCTTTACTTTCTTTGGTACTAATTAAACTCATAGGCATCTCAATGCCGTTAGTGCTGTTAATAACTACGCTTGAGCTTTCCACAGGAGCCACGGCCATTAGTGTAGCATTGCGTACACCATATTGCTTCATGTTCGTGCGAAGTGTTTCCCAATCAAGTTCTGGAGTGAAGTCTGCTAATTCGTTAACACCGTTTGCACGTAACTCCCAAGGGAATGTGCCTTGGCCATATCGTGTCTTATCGCTGTGTGTACAGGCGCCACGTTCTTTAGCTAGCTCTACAGTTGCTTCTGTTAGATAGAACGCCTGATGTTCCATCCATGCTTTAACATCTTGTAGGGCATCCTTATCACCGTAACGTAGTCCACGTTTGGCATGCCAGTAGGCTAGGTTAGTAATACCAATACCTAATGGTTGTATTTCATCGTTGCTTAGTTTGCTTTGTATACTTAAAAAATCCTGGTAATCAAGTATGTTGCATAGACTGCGCTGTAAAATGCGGCAAGCACGGCGCATGTCTTCTGGATTGCGGAATGCTCCCCAGTTGATACTGCCGAGCGTGCAAAGAGCAATACGGCCGTCAGCATCATCAAGACGCTTGAAAGATTTAGTAGGTAATAGTATTTCACAGCATAAGTTACTTTGATAAATTGTATGGTACTCAGGATCAAACGGTCCTTGATTTTGTACATTGTCGATGAATACAAGATAGATACGCCCTGTATCAGTACGCTCTTTTAAGATTCCGCCTTTGAATACTTCCTCAGCACTCATGGTCTTAGTACGCAGGTCTCGACGCTTTTCGTATTTTACATAGAGTTCTTCGAACAAGGCGGTGTTTTTGTAAAAAGCCTCGTAAAGATCTGGGACTTCATTGGGGTCAAAGAATGTGATGTTTTCTTTGTTTTTAAATCGTCTCCAGAACAATGCGGACAATACCACTCCGTAGTCCTTGTGTCGGACTCGTGTTTCTTCTGTGCCTTGATTATTCTTAAGCACAATAAGATCATCAAACTGATGATGCCAAATAGGATAAAATA